GCTTCCGGCACTGCGGCAAATAATCGATGGTATTTTTATATGGATTCTGATACCCCCCAGACCTACAGATGGCAGAATTACGGGGATGGATACCACGCCTTTAGTTACATTCACACCGGAAAAGGGGACGGTTCCCTTATCCATCAAGAGGTCGTTAATTGCCACGATTCTGCTGACAACGCGCATGAATATTATAAATTACAAGTTTACATCGTCAAAGATGATTCCGGCGCAGAAACTTCTAAAGTAGCTTGGCCCGTCACTGTGGCTGGTTCTCTAAACACTATGATGTATCTGACCGGTGATGTCCTTGGTCCGGGACTCCATATCGAACATGGTGCGGCCCTCTATCTAGAAGAAACATCGGAACGTCTTGCTAAAACCAATTATGGATGCTTGTGGACTGAAACTGACAACAAACTGCACTTTAAGGATGGTGCGGGAACTGAGTACACTGTGGATGTAACCGCAGTATAGGAGAAACAAAAATGCCACATAATAAAACAGAAACGGAAGTTGCAGCGTTGGGGGAAACTCAGGCCAAGGCCGAACATGACAGTGCGCTTTCATCGGGATTTCAGAATTGTTTGAGTGGTTACGGGGAACTTGTTCCTGACGCAATCAAAAAGGAAATCATTCAGATTGCCACTGATGCAACCCCTTGGGTTGACCCTGAGATGGAGCCGAATCCGTAAATGGTTACGAATGGGGACAAATCCGCAAAAGATATTCACTATAAATAGATTAGAGACATTAATGGCCAAATTAAACACAGGAGAATAAAATGCCAGATTTTACAGTTACACTAACAGATAAAGAAATTGAGTGTGTAGAAAGGATATCGGGTGGATCGGCCGCTGATTGGGTAACTGGCGTGGTTGCACAAAAACAGGATACAATTCATCGTACAGAGCGAGAAAATATTATGCACAAGGTAGAAACGGGTGCAAGTATTACATCTGCTGAAAAAGTTGTATATGATGATATGGTTTTGTCAGTAATTGTTGCAGAAGCAGAAGTAGAAGAATAATTTAAATTTATCATTCTTTAAAATTGGAGGATATTATGCCAGAGAATGAAACCCCAGTAGCGCCAGCAGAACCGGAAACATTGAACGCAGATCAAATTGAACAAGTGAATGCAATTATTCAAGCATTGCAAGTTGAGGTAAATAAACTGACCTCTGAGAAAATTCAAGTTCAAGCTTCATTAACAGTGACAGCTGCAAAGCTTAAAGAGTATCAAGATCGTGAAAACGAAGAGACAGTTGCTCGGAAAGACAACCCTAATGGTGCCACCGAAGTGTTAGTCGAAGATTAACCACTATAAATAAGGGGGCTGTCATAAGATGGCCCCCTATTTTTAGGCCTTGCTAGACTTTCAAAACCCTAAATATAAGAGAAATGTACTTATAACACTTACTTTTGGGGAAATATATGTCAACTCCTAGTTCTAGAACATTATTGAAAGAATTTTGCCTGAGAACATTAGGTAAGCCTGTTATTGAAATAAATGTCGATGATGATCAACTAGAAGATAGAATAGATGATGGCTTACAGTTTTTTTCTGAATATCATTTTGATGGAGTAGAAAAAATTTATCTCCAACACCAACTAACAGCTGATGAGATAACTCAAGAATATATTGCTTTGGTTGATCCAATTGTTGCAGTAATTAAAATATTCCCCGTCGCTGAGGGAAGTAGTGCTGGTGGAATTTTTAATTTAAGATATCAAATCTCACTAAATATGTTTTATGATTTTAGTAGTGTTTCGATGGTGAATTTTGTAAACATTAATAGACATTTAAAATTATTAGAAAATATTCTTGTAGGTGAAAATGAAATAGAATTTAATAGAAAACAAGATAGATTATATATTCCAGGCATGAATTGGGGCACAGATGTACCAGTAGGAAATTATCTTATTATAGAATGTTGGAGAACTATTGATCCAGAAGTATATACATCTGTATATGATGATCTATTCTTGAAAAGATATGTAACACAATTATTTAAACGACAGTGGGGCACAAATCTTATGAAATTTGAAGGTATTGCTTTGCCTGGTAATGTTACATTAAACGGTACAAAAATTTACGAAGATGCAAATGAAGCCGTTCAAAAATTAGAAGATGAAATGATTGATAAATATTCGTATCCCATAGATTTTTTGATTGGCTGAAAAACTAAGAAAAAACAAAGTGAAGGTATTAAAAAATATTTTGAGAATAATCCCAGCCACAAAACTGGTCTTATAGTGTCAAACGAAACTAGAAAAAAATTGAGCAAAAGTTTAAAGGATAAAAATACAGGGCCGAAAAGTGAAGAAACAAAAAGAAAAATTATAAGGAGAAACCAAAATTTCTGTAAATGTTTATATCCGAAATCTTGAATACACAGAAGAACAACGTCTTATTGATGAGCTTACTATCGAATCAATCCAAATGTTCGGCCAAGATATTTTTTATATCCCACGTTCTACTGTAAATGAAGATCCAATTTTCGGAGAAGATGTACTTCAAAAATACGAAAGAACTTATGCGCTTGAAGCATATATTGCAAGTGTTGATGGATTTGAAGGAGAGGGCGACATTCTTGGTAGATTTGGGCTAGAAATTCGTGACACTATAAACTTTTCAATTTCAAAAAAAAGATTTGAAGAAGAAGTTTTATCTAATGAAAGGCCACTTGAAGGTGATTTGATTTATCTTCCATTATCTGGTGGCCTATTTGAAATTAAGTTTACCGAACATGAGAATCCATTCTATCAATTAGGTAAACTACACACCTATCAACTATCATGTGAATTATTCCGTTACTCCGGGGAAGAAATGGATACAGGAATTGATGCAGTTGATGATGTGGAAAAAGAAAGTGGTGATACAAAACTTCTCACATTATTTATTGATGAACTAAAACAAGAAGATGGTTCAACAGACAACCTATTGTTCGGTGATGATATAACATTTGAAACTTCCGATTCGCAAGGTGGAAACTTTATACAAGAGAGTAATACTCTCATAGCATTTACGATAGATGAAATAGTGTATCAGGGCCTTTCATTGGCAACGTCCACAGCCAAAGGTAGAGTATCTGCATGGGACCATGATGATAGACTATTGAAAATTTTTGTTACCAATGGAACATTTAAAACTACTATTCAAAATCATCTATTGTCGGATGAAACTATCACCGATGAAGATAGAATCATACAACAATCTGGTGACTTAATAGAATTACAAGAGGTCGAAGCAAAAATAACAGGTGTTTCAAGTGGTGCTGTATATAATTTGGGAACTGTTGCTGATAATCCAGAGTCTCTTGAATATGGCGATAACGAAGAATTTGAAACTCAAGGCGATGATGTGATTGATTGGAGTGAAACCAACCCATTCGGAGAATTTGGGAATCTTGAAGATTTCGAAATTTAAGGAGATTAAATAATGTTTGAAACATTTTACCACGGAACTATTCGCCGGCTAGTTATAGGTTTCGGCACATTATTTAATGATATCCATATTCAAAGAAAAGATAGTGATGGAATAGTCCAGCTTGATTATAAAGTGCCATTCGCTTACGGACCAAAGGAAAAATTTATTGCTAGATTGAATCAAGGCAGTTCAATAAGTGATAAAACAGATGTTGAAATAACTCTGCCTCGAATTGGTTTTGAAATGACCTCTATGACATATGATTCGGCAAGAAAACTGAATCTTATAAATAAACATCAAAAAGTAACATCCGGGAATTCCAGTAGAGTAGATTGGCAGTATCAGGGAGTACCATATAATATAGAATTTACTGTGGCAGTTATGGTAAAAAATATGGACGATGGTTTACAAATCATAGAACAAATCTTGCCATACTTTTCGCCCGATTTTAACATTACATTAAAAGATAATCCTGATTTATCATTTTCCACAGACATTCCTATTTCTCTAACTAGTGTCGCTAGTGAGGATGAATACCAAGGAGACTTTGATACGCGAAGAGTATTAACGTGGACATTAGTTTTTTTGGCCAGAGCAAGTATTTACCCACCAACAACCGGAAGAGGAATCATCAGAAAAGTTATCGTTCAATCATATCCACAGATGGACGATCTTACACCAGAAAATCGTGAAACAATGAAACCTTCAAAAGAACTTATTCGTATCGTTATTGTGCCAAATCCAACAACAGCTGATGCTGATGATGATTTCACGTTCACTACGACTCAAACTGACCTCAGTGTATAGTTAGGAGATACCATGGACACAGATAAATTAGATAATGAAGAACAGCAATTATCTTTATTTGAAAATGAACCAGTAGAATTGGTTCCTTCACCGAAGATTTCTGGCGCAATCATTCCACAAGAGGTTAGTAATAAATTAGAAAACGATTTTGAGGCAGCAAGAAAGTCATTTAAAAATTTACTAGAACAAGGCCAAGATGCATTGGCAGAAATCATTCATATTGCAGGAGAAACAAACACACCTAGAGCATATGAAGTTGCCTTTCAAGGAATGAAGAACATTGGTGAACTAGGTGAAAAACTAATTGATATACATAAGAAAAGAAAAGATGCAGAATATGAGCACACAGTTGGTGAAGGAATAAATATTGAAAATATGAATACTGTTTTCATAGGCAGTTTAGCCGACCTTCAAAAGCGATTAGGAGACAGTAGAGAATTTTCGGCCGAAAATCTTATAAAAGATAAATAGTCGTTCAAATGAATTGCAAAAGTAGAACTCTTTCAAAAGGGCACAAAGAAAAAATATCTATCGCTAGGAGAAAAAGTAATGCCAACAATTCCAATAAGTCCAGATGTAATTCAATGGATAGGAATCCTTCTTAGTATCGTTATAACTTTAGCCGTTAAAGAATGGGCAACATCATTTGTTCGTGGATTAGCATTTAAATATAATAGTGATTTTTCAGCAGGACAAAAAGTTTATTTAGATGGCGCCGCATCGGTGATCATATCTATAGGAATGAGAACTACAATATTTCAAACCAAAAATGGTGATGAATATCGCTGGCGCTATGTCCCTAACGAAAAGATAACAGGATTAAAGCTTGAAAAAGTAACATTTTATGACCGAAATATGGTACATAACAGCGATGGAAAACATGAAAAAGGTAAATAGTTATATCAGATGCTCTTCGCGTGGTTGGCGCCACCAAGAGCCCTATCCCTTCTCGGAGGAACAGCACTATGACTATTTATCACAACCACCATATCGTACCAAAACGCGCAGGCGGAACAGATGAGCCATCGAATTTGATTAGGCTTACTGTTAAAGAACACGATGTGTGGGTCGGGCTCCGTGGAATAAAGGCCTAAAATATAAACTAAAAGATATAATAAAAGAATAAAGGAGTATTTTATCACTTATTTAGGCAACCCATTAATTTCAGGCGCCAACGTAAAACGCGCTTTCACTAAGACAGAAGTGAAAGAATACATGAAGTGCGCCAAAGACCCGAAATATTTCATAAAAAAATATGTAAAAATCATTCACGTTGATAAGGGCCTAGTTCCTTTTAAATTGTGGGATTTTCAAGAGAAGATGATTGATACTTTTCATACCAATCGTTTTTCAATTTGTAAAATGCCTAGACAGACTGGCAAATCTACAACTCTTATTGCATACATTCTATGGTATGCACTATTTAATTCAGAAGTTAAAATAGCTATTCTTGCCAACAAGTTGTCAACAGCAAGAGAACTCTTGGGTAAATTTAGACTGGCATATGAAAGATTGCCAATATTCTTACAGCAAAATGTTGTTGGTTGGAATAAGAGTAGTGTTGAACTTGAAAATCTTTCTACTGTAATTGCTGCTGCAACATCTTCTGATGCTGTTCGTGGATTCACATTCAATCTTATCTTCATGGATGAGTTCGCATTCGTTCCACAAAATATAGCAGAAGAATTCTTTAGATCGACCTTCCCTACAATTTCATCCGGTGTTACCACAAAGGTTATGATTGTGTCCACACCTAATGGACTCAATATGTTCTATAAATTGTGGGTAGATTCAGAAGAAGGCCGGAATGATTATGCGAACTTACAAGTCCATTGGTCAGAAGTGCCGGGGCGCGATGCGGAATGGAGGCGCCGAATGATTGCGAACACCAGTGAAGAACAATTTAAAACAGAATTTGAAGTAGAGTTTCTTGGTAGTACCAGAACTCTTATCTCTGGTAGAAAATTAAGAGAATTGGCATTTAAAACTCCACAACATTCAAATAATAATTTAGATATATATAATGTTCCTGAAAAGGGTCACTCATATACTATGGTGGTCGATACATCTCATGGAAAGGGAATGGACTATTCAGCGTTTGTAATCATAGACCATACAGAATCGCCATACAAAATTGTAGCAAAATTTAGAGACAACGAAATATCTCCCTTGTTATATCCTACTATGATTGTCTCGACAGCCACTCAATATAATATGGCTGGAATATTGGTAGAAAACAACGATGTTGGATTCCAAGTGGCAAACTGTATTCACAACGATATGGAGTACGAGAATCTATTTGCCACCACCCTACGAGGGCGTGGCGGGCAGCGAATCTCTGCCGGGTTCAGTAGGAGTAGCCAATTTGGAGTAAAGACTACAAATCAGGTAAAACGAATTGGATGCACCAATCTTAAAACCTTGATAGAAAATAATACTCTAGTAATTGAGGATTTTAACATAATTGCCGAGCTATCCTCGTTTGCAGCAAAAGGTAAGAGTTGGGAAGCAGAAGCTGGGCACCATGACGATCTAGTTATGTGCCTAGTGTTGTTTGGATGGCTTACCACCCAGCAATACTGGAAAGATATTACTCAAATGGATATGAGAACAATGTTGTTTGAAGATAAAATGAAGAACATTGAAGCAGATTTAGTACCATTTGGTATTATTGATGATGGGATGGGGGAAGAAATTTTTATTGATTCAGAGGGAGATGCATGGAGTATTGTGAAGGATGATGAAGGCGCAGCTCTACCATATAGGGGCCAAGATGAATATTCATATTCAGAACAGATGGCTCCTCCGAACGCATTTTGGAACTGAAAAATGAGGATTTCATAAATTATTAGAAATGACTATGGCCGGTCAACGAAACCACCATAAAGGATATAAATTATTAAAACTTGTAAAATCCTAAATAATAAGAAGAAATAACAAACACGATCTATTTGGAACAAACACGATCTAAATATATAAACCACCGTTTTAAGGAGACATTATCGTGGGATTCGCACTATCACCCTCAGTCACTGTTATAGAAAAAGATTTATCAACAATTATTCCAGCTGTTGCAACTACTAATGCCGGTTTTGCGGGGGTATTTCCTTGGGGCCCTGTTGGAGTCCGAGTATTAATTAGCAGTGAAGATGAATTAGCTCGTACATTTGGCGAACCTGATACTAATACATACAAATATTTTTTCCAAGCTGCAAACTTTTTATCATATAGTAATAATCTAAGAGTAATTAGAGCTGCTACTGAAAATTTAAATGCAGTCAGCGGTGGAGGAGGGTCCGGGGTATTAATTAAAAATGAAGATCATTATAACGACAATTATGCTGATGGTTCGGGGACCATCGGAATCGCGGCTGCAAAATATCCTGGCACAAAAGGAAATAGTCTTCTAATTTCTATTTGTCCTACTGCTGCAAATTATAGTTCCACTTTGGCTGGAAATGTTACAATTGCAAAGGGTGGAACTGCTATGACTGGTTCGGGGACCGCTTTCGATACAGAACTTGTAGTTGGCGACCTAATCGAACTTCGCCATTCATCTCCAGATGCATACCAATATGTTCGTGTTACTGCTATTGCTTCTGCTACCGCCTGCACAGTAACTTCTATCAGAGAAGGTAATCCTACAGAGCGTGGGGCTATCGCTGCGGTCGCTACGCAAACCTCCACAATTCGTAAATGGGGATGGTATGATCACTTTGACGCAGCTCCTGGGAATTCTGATTTCGCAGCAAACTCTGGAGATACAACTTTAAATGACGAAATGCACGTTGTAATTGTTGATAAAGATGGTCTATGGACAGGAATCAATCGTACAGTTTTAGAAAAATATGCTTTCTTGTCTAAAGCAAGTGATGTAAAAAGTTCATCAGGAGCGTCCAATTATTATGTTGATGTTCTTAATAGTACTAGTTTATATGTGTGGTGGATGGATCATGCCGGCTCAAACTGGGGAACTTCTACTGTTACTCGTCAGGCAGCTTCATCTGCATTCGCTACTACAATTGCAACATTTAGTTTTGCTAGTGGTACTGATGACAACGCACCTACTGATGGTGAAATGCAAATTGCATATGGTTTGTTCTCAGATGCAGAAACAGTTGACATTTCTCTAATCATCGGGGCACCCACCGAATCAACAGTTGGAACAATCAATAACTGGATTATTGATAACATTACTGATGTTAGAAAAGACTGTATTGTATTCATTTCTCCACAAGAAAGTGATGTTGTAAACAACGCAGCTTATCCGGGGAAAGAAGCTGATGCACTTGTTACATATGCAAATACAACTATCACAACTCGTAGTTCCTATGCTGTATTAGACGGAAGTTACAAATACCAATACGATAAATATAACGATGTGTTCCGTAATATCGCTCTTGCTGGTGATATTGCAGGATTGTGCGCTCGTACAGATGATATTGCAGACCCTTGGTATTCTCCTGCTGGTTTCAATCGCGGCGGAATTAAAAATGCAACTAAACTTATGTTCAATCCTAACCGCGCTGAACGTGATAATATGTATCGCGCTGGTGTGAACCCTGTTACTGCGTTTGCTGGACAAGGTGTTACACTATTTGGCGACAAGACCATGCAAAGCCGTCCGAGCGCATTCGATAGAATCAATGTGCGCAGACTGTTTATCGTCTTGGAAAAAGCGATTGCAACTGCTGCTAAATTCTCACTGTTTGAATTCAACGATGAATTCACTCGTTCCCAGTTCGTAAATTTGGTAGAACCTTTCCTTCGTGACGTACAGGGCCGACGTGGAATTATTGATTTCCGAGTAATCTGTGATGATTCTAACAACACAGGCGAAGTAATTGACCGTAATGAATTTGTTGCCGATATCTTTATTAAACCGGCTCGTTCTATCAACTTCATTACATTGAACTTCATCGCAACACGAACAGGAATTAGTTTCGAAGAAATTGGAGCATAAATAAATGAGAAACCTAGTAGAATCAGTTAGAGATATGAAAGAAGCTGAACTTGATGAAGCAAAAGCTGATTTTGCAATTGTAGCTATTAAGAATGGTAAGGTTGTAGATCAAATGCACAGTATAGCAAAATCAGAATTTAAAGACGTTATAAAAGTATTTAAGAAAAATAATCCGGGTGCTAAAATTTCCATTGAAAATAAAAGTGGGAAAATTGTTCATACTGAAGGCCTTGATGAAGCAAAAATCAAGGTGTCGATTGAAGGTCTGCCAGATATCTATTTGGATGGTAACTCTCCTAGCGCAATCAAAGCACAACTTCGTAAAGTGATTAAGAACCCCGATATGATTACTAGTGTGGAGCGGGTTCCGGTGAAAGATTACAAGCAAGCAATGCGGGACCGGGTTTCGGGTAAAGATAACAAGGAACCCGAAGAAGTTGAAGAAAATAAGAAAACCAAGGGAACTAAAATGAGAAACCTAGTAGAATCAGTTAGGAATATACTTGATGAAGTAAAAAAAGCTAGCAAGGGAACTAAGTGGGAATATGAAGATTCTACGGGGGTCAAAAGAATTGGAATACTTGATAAATTTAGTGACAAAGGCGGCACTGATATTACATATTTCTTCAAACGTGTAAAGGATGGTAGACTTGATGTTGTTTCTGGTTCTCGTTTGAAAAATGCTAAAGTGATAAAATGAGAAATCTGGTAGAAAGTGTTCAAGAAGTTTTGATAGAAGCGACCAGTGGTGAAATTAAAAAATGGTTTGCAAAACAAGGCGTAAAAGGAATAAGAATGAAAAAGGTTGCAGTTAAAAATCCTTTTATTAAAACTTTCGGTGCAGAAATTCCAAATGAAATAGTAAAAAAAGCTATAATTATATTTTATGGAAAAGTTCCTAGTGGGGTTAAAGATGTGGATGATATTCACTATGGTAATTTTAGTAAAAGAGGGCTTTCATTGAGTTTAGATCATTGGGACGAATTAATTAAAACAAATATGGAAATGGTAGAAGCAAAAAAAATTAAATTACCTCCACACCTTGCAAAATTTTTTGATAAAAGTGGTGAATTGAAACCAGAAATTCAAAAACGACTAAAAAAGAATCGGGGCAAAAAAGGCTTTACCATAACAGATGTAACACCTAAAGGATATGGGCCAAAATAATAAAAACCCTTCGCGGTGCGATAACACCCAAGGGCACTATGTTTCGAAGAGGAGACACAGCATATGTATTTAGTATATGTAATAGAAGATAATGAAACACCAATGTATGTAGGAATTACTGGTAGAAGATTGAGAAAAAGGTTTCAGGAACACACAAGAAATCTTCTCAATAAGAAACAGGGTGATTTCAAAATGACAGCACTTGTATCAGCTAGAACCAAAAGTGATGCAAATTGGTGTGAAAAATATTTCATCAAGAAATACGATACTTTTCACAATGGCCTCAACGAGACTCCCGGTGGTAACAACGGGGTATTGAAACATAGTGAGGCAACAAAGAAAAAAATAAGTGAACATTGGTATAAATACTTTGAAACACATGATGTATGGAATAAAGGAAAAACAGGATATCTTAGTGAAGAATCACTAAATATAATGAGAGAAGCAAAACTTGGTAGAACATTTGACCACACAGAAGAAACAAAAAGAAAAATTGGCACAGCTAATTCTAAAAGGTATAAAATAATTAAACCCAATGGGAGTACAGAAATCATACAAAATTTAACACAGTATTGTAGAGAACATGACCTTCATGCAGCTGGAATGGTTCAAGTTTCTAAAGGAAATTATAAACAACATAAAGGTTATAAGTGCCAATCAATAACAGGAGACAAAAAGATATGAATATCAACGAATTTAAATCGAGGCTGGAATTCAGTGGAGCAAGGCCAAATCTATTTAGAGTGCGTCTAGTATTCCCCGAGCAATTGGGAGAAGTAGCTGCAGCACAAGAGGCAGAATTTCTAGTAAAGGCCTCATCTATTCCTGCGATGACCCTCGGCACAATTGAGATGAACTATCGTGGCAGAGTTCTAAAATTTGCTGGGAAC